TTACTTTGTTATTGGGTCGAGCCTGCCTTTTTGGTCGCCGGCTTCGCTTGCTTTGCTTGTAAATACTCCGGCGGTTGTTGGTGGTGCCATTGTTGGGCTGTGCTTATGGGTTGCGCACTCTGTTGCTATATCTTTAACTGTTGCCATTAGTTCTGATAGTAGTTTAAGCACGTTCTCGCCTTCGCTGCCTAACCATGTTTTGGGGCTGCGGTGGTCTTGTTCTTTGGTTGCTATTACTTTGCGGGTTTCGCATTGTAGGTCGGCTAATTTGCCGATGATGTCTTTTAATGATTCGTCGGTTTTGTTTTCAAAGTTGCCGTGCTCATCAATGTGTTGGTATACACCATCGCGTACTTGGGTGCGGGTTTCACCTTCTTTGATTGCGGGTAAGTCCCAACCAAAGGGTAATACTGTTCTAATGAATGGTTTATCGGCTCGGCCGTATGCAAAGCCAATTTCTACAATTGAATTAATAGCCGGTGGTTCTAGTCGGCCTGCTTTATCGCCTGCGCCTGGCAATGGTAGCGGCACGGCTTGAAGTGGTTTTGATTTAGTGTCTGTTCCGTTTTCGTCAATGAGCTGAACGTTAACAGCATAGCGTGGGTAGAATGCATCGCTGCCGCGTTCGCCATCATCGGTTGGCAGTTCTGGCAATGCAACTACTCTGCCCCAGCGTGGTAAATGTAATTGGCCGGTTAGTTCTGGAAACAACCGGCGCACAATTCTTAATATTGATTTTTCCATCGTTACCAACTTATCGTCATGTTTGTGCCTTTAAACTCAACAGCGGTTATGCGTTCGCCGTTGGCTATTACGTTTGGCCGTATCATTGGGGCTGCGGGTATTTTTGCGGTTTTGCCTGATTGATGATCGGTCATTAGTTCGTTGGCTATGGTTACGGGTTTATCGTACCAAAACGAATCGGCATAGCTGCCAACAAAAACTTTGCCGTTGCCTTGTTGGTACCACACAAAATCAGCAATGCGGAACGCGCGGCCAATGTTGTTTAACATGGCATAGCCTGAGCTATCAGAGTAAAAGCACGGTATAGCCGTATCAGCATAGGCTTTATCGGGTATAACAAATTCAACGCCTGTTTGCACTGTGATTTCTTCAAGCACTTGGCGCATAGTTGGGTGGCGCAGCATTACCGTTAAATTGTAAGCGAGTGATGCCGCCCATTCACGGCAAAATAGCGTATACCAGCCATTTACGGCTGGCATTACACGTTCAACATAACCGTTAAATACGCGGTCAACCATATCGCCCCAACCAAGATCAACCGCAACCGGTGCTAACTTAGCCACACTTTGGTTAACGGTTATTTGGCAGTTGCCTGGCGTTGATGCTTGTAGCACTATCCAATGGTCTTTCATATCAACTTTGTTATCGTTGATATAAGTACGGGCAATAAAACGCGCATTGGCGGTAGTCATTATGCTGTTCTCAATGTTTCAAAGTTTTTTTGGAGATGATCACCAATATTTGCATATTGCACCCCGCCGCCGCCACCTTGCACATTGGCCGTTGCATCGGGTGTACGCTCTTCTACTTTTTGTGGCACTGAGCTGTATTCTGTAAGCGTAAAACTAATCGCCCATTGTCGGGTTGTTTGCTGCTCTACCGCTTCAATTTTACTGCTAAAGCGCACCTGCTTAACACCCAGCGCACTGGCCGTGTGATTGCTAATGCGATAAATAGCACGCGCGCCACTTTCGGTGGCTTCAGCCATGTTAAACAATTCCGCTAAATGCTCAGCTTTGTTAAATGGCAATAAACCATTAACCGACAGCGTTTTAGCTTTTATACCTGTTTCGGCCACGTCGGTGCTTGAGCTTTGCCCGCTGGCATCTTCGCTGGCAAGCTCTTGGCTTGCCGTAATACGAAGTGACTTAAGGGTTATAGCTAAGGAGTTTAATGTAAGCATTTTTTAGCCCTAATTACTCAGTGGATAACGCGCTTTTATTTCGGTTACTTTGTCGCGCCATAGCGTTAAAGATTCGGGTGTGCCGTCAAATTGTGCTTCCATGTATAGTGGGTCTGACTCTCGCTTGTATGCGGCTTCGCGCTTTACAATATTTTGGCTTAGCTCAAATTGCTGCTGATTTAATACAGATTCAATTTGCTCTTGGCCCATACCTAGCGCTTGCATATATTCAGCGCTTGTATCGTTGTGGCTTTCGCCTTTGTAGATATAATTGGACATGGTTTTACCTTTTAAATTTATGCAAAAAATGCAGGACGAAAACTGATTGATTTACTCGTATTTAATCGGTTGCTATCAACGTTCAGTGCTCCTAAACCGCAGATAACTCCAAGCGCCCATGTACCCCCTCTGATTGGGAATCTATACCCGTAATTTCGGCAATAAAGCTGGCCTTTCATTGTGCTTCCCGTTTCAGACTCAATAAGTAAACGGCGGAGCAACTCAATACCTTGATAGCTCTCAGATTTTGTCATTTCTGTTAAATTTTCAACACTTAAATAAGGGCCATTGTACCCATTGTCTCCTATGTCCCCGTTACCATTCTCTCTTATGGTGTTAAGAACTGGAGCACCAGCACGTGTTTTTCCTGTATTAATAGAGATAGGCGAATCTAAAAACGCATCTAACGATTGCCAATCCTGCTCAATTTCAGCGGGGTTATTATCTAATGTTGTTACAATCTGCCCTTCATTAAGCACCATTTGGTCAAGCCATTCCCATACATTACCTATTAAGTCTTGAACACCCCATTCAGAATGGTCATGAGACCATGTTGCAGGTCCTTTGCCGGTATCAGTCCTTCCTGTACCTGACGTATCTCCGGGTACTCCATTATCCGCACGTCGGGCTGTTTCTATTTTATTTTCGTGGCTTTGACCATAGTTAGTATTGCCGCGCGGTACTGTGTTGTTGGCTAGTGACCACAGCGCTATTGCTGCCCATTCGTGAATACTCATTAAGTGCCAGCCCGTGCCTTTGTTATTACACAATGCTTTTGCTGTATCGTAGTCAACTTCAGTTAGTGGCTGTACGCCGCCTACTACTGCACAGCCATTTTCGGCGGGTGATGCTAAATATTTTGCAATGAGTACTTCGCCAAGTTCTTCGCCATCGCGTAAAAACATTGTTGGTGTGCCAGTGCCTAGCTTTAGGTCTGCGCCGGTTCTATCTAAAATAGCTTGGTTTATGTCTTCGTAATTAAAGCGAGGAATGCGCACCATTACATTTTGGTTGCCTTGGTCATCAATTATTACGGTATTACGCCCGCCCGATGCGTTTTCAATTGCTTTTTTATACGTTGCCATTTGTAGTTCTAACGCGTCTATACGCGGCGTGTAGTCAAACATCCATGATTCTGCCGGTATTGTTATTTGCGAAAGTGCGGCAGCACCTGCAAATTGCAATACAAACGATCGGTTATGTACGTTGTTAACGCCCGCTCTTTTGCGTTGCAGCGGCAAGTAATCAAGCGCAATTAGTGTGCCGTCGGTAGTAACTAGGCCTATCCAATTGTAATCAAAGTCGCCAACGTCTTGGTCTAGCACAACCGACCAGGCAACCGTGTTTTCGTCTACTTTACCGGCGGCATCTATATCGCGGCGGTGCATTATTTCTAGTTCAGCCGGCAAGCCTTGAGCTGGGTCGCGCGGTATGTTTTCGGTTATGCCTGGAACATTCGCTATTACAATTTCTTTTACTTCTAAACCTTGGTTTAGTAGCGTTTTGTCTGCAATGTACTGCGTACCTGCGTTTGTAATTATGCCTAGCACTGCGTCTGTCATGGTGTCTCCTTTGCGATACTAATGCCGCTGATTTTGTTAATAAAACCAAACTTAATGTTGGCATTTATTTTGTTTTTGCCTGGAATGTTGGTTTGACTGGTTATGTGTGTGTGGTCGTGTTGAACCAGCGTGTTACCCGTTTTTAAAAATACATTTACTTTGTTATGAACGGCTAATTGATAGCGGCGACACGTGCGCCCGTACTGACGAATAATGTTTTCTATTAGTTGGCTTGATTGCGATAGCTCTGAGTCTATTAATTGCACTCTAATTACGTCCCAATCAACAAACTCTATGCGCTCATCAATACTGATAATTTGCACGCCCAGCTTTTTAAACATAAAGTGCCAGCCGTCTATGCTACCTGCGCCTTTTGCAAATTTAAGCGCGTATTTAACGCGAATACGGTATAGCTGTTCGGTTTCTTGTGGAATTTGTTCTATATCACGTTCCCACGCTAATAAATGCACTAAAGCAAGCTCTGCTGTCATTGGGTCAAGTTGCGCAGTTGGCCATGCGAGTATTTCATTAAGCCGTTGCCAAAAAGCTATGCAACCAAGTCTAAATTTATCTAATTCGCTAAGCGGTTTTGCAAGCCAGTAAGGCAGCTTAATTAATGCGCTCCAATCAATATTAATCATGGTTAGGCATTCCCATTGGTAACTGTAACGCCTGTTAGCCTTGGCACATTATTATCGCTGGTTATGTCGTTTTGACCCCAGTTTAATGATTCAATACCGCTAAATTCACGGTGTAATTCTTGGCCTAACCGGCTAAAGCTAAAACGGCTATTAGGTGCTGTTTTTGTGGCTGCGTAGTTGTTGTTTTCTCTAAATGCGCTGCGTATAAAGTTTTCAATATTTTCAAGCAGTGCGTTTACTTCCTCTGTAAGTAAGTTGTTTTTAGGGTAAACCGTTACGCTAATTGCATGATCGGTGCCTGGTAATGCAAATATTTGCAGGTCGTCGCCATGGCCGTGGTATCCCTTGGCGTTTACGTGCTCGTTTAAGTCTGCAATTAATTGGGCTGATGGCTCGCCAGCATCTAATAAAATATAGGCATTTGCTGTGCCTGGTCCACGTGGCGCGCTGTGCTCAAAAAATATGTTGTTGGTATTTAACCCTGATTTTTCGGTTAATATTGCGGTGTATACCGCATCTATATGCCACGGCGCGGCGGCGGTAAACGCGTTGCGGGTACGGCTTTTTAGCTCTTCGTTTGTTTCGGCATCTGCACCTAGCTCTGTTAACCAGTCGGCATCGTTATTAACGCGGCCAATGCCTGTTACGCTTTCGGGCAAAATATGAAAATACCCTGCACCAAGGTTGTAGTCTTCGCCTGCATTTTCTGCAATTACAGGGGCTAAAACACTTAGTTCACCCTCTTGCATAATAACGTCAGTAGTTGTTTTTACACGGTAAGTTATACCGTTAATTTCATCGGTTTGGACTACTGTGCCTGCTGATATTAGCAAACTTGGGCCAAGGCTGGCGGCTCTGTAAAACGTTATGTTGCCTTTTGCTCTTTGGTTTTGCTTGCGGGTTAGGTCGTGCTCCCACGCTTTGGTTTCTATAAACTCGTCGTCGGTTGCGGTTTGCAAAAACATGTTGGGCAATATTTTATCTATGAGTAATTTATTTACTATAAACGTAGCGGGCTTTGCTATAAGTAAAGACACTAAGCGCCAAAATGATGAATAAGACGAGTCGTTCTCTATTATGCTGCCTGCTGCGTCAACGTCCTGCCTAAATAAAGCAATCCACCCCTCTTCGGTTGTCGGTATACCTGCGTTTTCTACAATCTTTTTAAAATCAATCGTTGGGGTTAAGTCAGCCATTATTGTGCCTCTATGATCAGTGATGAAATAGCGCCAAATTCGATGGTTTTAGCATGTACCCACCATTGGCCTTTTTGATTGCTGTTTTGCTGTACTTTCACCGTGCCTGGCATAATGCGTAAATCATCTTCAACGAGTAATTGTATTTGCGTTTGGGTGTCGCTGGTTGCGCCTGTTCCTCTATCGCTTACGAGTAAGTTTGCAAGCCCGGTGTCTAAAATGGCGTGCACTATGTCTTGGGCTATTACGTCACGATCGGTTAAATACGTTGGGTTATTACCTGCATCTAACACCACGTCGCCGTTTAGTATTTGTATGTCTCGGTAGGTGCTCATGCTTGCATTTCCACAAAGTTCATAAAGTTAGTTTCGCCTTTGGCTGGGTACACGTTTACTGTGCCTACCTGCGTTGATTTTTGCTGATTAGCGTTGCTAATTTTTTGCGTAATACCGCCCTTTTCTGCGCGGCTTTTTACTGGTTCAATGGCGGCAATGCTAGGTATTGCACTTGTGCTTTGCTTTTCACTCTGCTGGCTTTTAACATTTTCGGGCACAATTGGCTGAGCAAATGGCAATACGTTATTTGGCGCTGTTTGCTCGTACGGCATTAATGGCGTAGGCGTTTTTACATTGTCTGGCACGGCTGGCTGTGCAAATGGCACTACGTTATTTGGCACTGTTTGCTCGTACGGCATTACTGGCACTTGTTGTATTGGTGCCTTAATGTTTTCAGGCACTGTGTTATCTATGGGTGCGATTTCTGGCGTTACTTCAATATCAACACCGGGGATCATGTTTAATTTTTCTATTATCCAGTCCATGGTGTCATTAAACATACCCTTAATGCCGCCCCATACGCTGCTAAAAATACCGCTAATAGCTTTTATCCAGCCCCATTCGCTCATGGTTGCTTTTAGGTCGTCCCAGTAATAAATCAGAGCGCCAACGGCGGCTATTGCTAAGGTAATGCCTGCGATAATTAAACCAATTGGGTTGGCGTACATCACTAGGTTTACTGCGAACATAACTGCCCTTAAGGCGCTTAATCCCGATGTAAGCGCGGCATTAATACCAGCCCATGCCATAGCGCCCACACCCCACGCAACCATAGCCATATTTGCTGCACCCATTATTAAAGTAAATAAACCGCCTGCAGCAACAAGGCCAAGTAACGCAACAGCGCCATAACCAATGTATTTAGTAAGCGTTGGAAATTCTTCGGTAAAGGCCACTACACCGGTGCCCATACCAGCAATCATGCCTACAAAGTCGTTAAATACCGGCAGTATTGCCGTGCCCCACGCAGCACGAATAACAAACCAGCTTTGGCTTAGTCGCTCGCTTTGGTCGGTCATGCTAATGGCCATTTTTTCGGCTTGTTGCATGCCCGTAACATCACCTAGGTCGTTTATTGATTTTCCTAGGCCATCAATGTCGTTCATTAGTAATTTTATAGTGCCTACGGCTTCTGCTGATCCAAATGCTTTTTTAAGTTCGTCGCCTTCGGCTACGTCTATGGTTTCGCCATATTTGCCTTTAATTTGGTTTAGTATGTCAACCATTGGCAGCATTGCGCCTTGGCTGTCGGTAAAACTTAAATTAAGGGCGTCTTGGGCTTTACCTACACCTGCTAAAAACGATTTATATTTTGTACCGGCTTCACTGCCTGACATAGTGGCTTGCAATGTGCCGAGTATGGCCATTTGCTCGTTCATACCAATACCGGCGCTTGTTGCTTCAGCACCAATTGATGTAAACGCCGATGACATCTCAGCGCCCGTTGTTTTAAACGCTTGTACGGCTGTGGCCGTCATGCCTGTTAGCTGCTCAACCCACTGACTTTTACCCATGTCATTGGCTTGGTTTTTAAATATGCCATACATGGTGCCCATGTAATTTGTAATCGTGCCTGCATCGGCTTTGGTAGCTGCGGCCAGTACGTTGCTTGATAGCGTGAACGCTGATAGGTCGGCATCGTTAAGCCCTGCTATGGCGCTTTGTATGTCGTAACTTGATTTAACAAATTCGGTAGACGATTTGCCGTACTTAAGCGCAAATTCGTATGATGTATCGGTAAGTTGTTTTAATGCTGATTCGCGCACGCCTAGCGATTTAACTTCGCCTAGTGCGCGGTCCATTTCTATGGCTGGCATGAGTGCGTTTTGTAGTGCATAACCACTGGCGGCAATACCCGCAACGCCCGACGCCATTTTCATGGTGCCGCGTTGGTAGTCGTTGGTTAACCCATTAAGGCTACCGCTTATTTTAGCAATAGGCTTTGTTATTTGGTCAATCATGCCAACGGTAAACATTAGCGGTTGCGGTAAACTCATTTACTTGCCCCCAAAGGCCTTGCACACAGCATTAGTGATTATGTTTTCTAGGTTTTCGCGCTGGTTTTTATACAACCAACCAGCGCGGGCTAGGTTTTGTTCGTCGTCTTGCTCATGTGGCAAAAAATGACGGCGTAAAATAAACAGTTGTTCAAGCTGATTCGAGTCGATTGAATCAATCAGCCCTTCTATTTTTTTACGGCAATTTCCAGTACTGGCGAAAACTCTGCTTTAAGCATTGACGCAATTTGCAGCTCAGAACCTGGTGAGCTTTCAAGTACCTTTTTAAGATCAGGTTTTTGCTTGTCGTCAATAGTGCGCATTACCATGTTGTGCGACGCTGCGGTCATTGAGCCGCCGCGTGCTACTAGGTCTACAAAGTCGCTGTGATCTTGCACTGTCATGTTAAAAGTAAAATCAGTACCGGCGATGGTTAATATAATTGCTTGTTTCATGGGTTAATCCTTAGATTTGGTTAATAGTCTTTCGAGTGTGTCAAATCCGTTTTGTAGTTGGCGCTCCATGCGTTCGGTTAATTTGTCAAAATCGGTTTTAGTGGCGTAGGTTTCGGCCACATGTGTTTTATGATCGCTTAGCTCTTTGGCCGTATCTTTATTTGCTCGGCTTATCGCCACAATAATGGGCACTAATACACTTAAAATTAATGCGGCTGTTGATATTGCAACCATGATCCACTGTGTCATTTTGCTACTCCTTTAATTTTTTCGACTGTCCTTAAACTTGCTAAGCCAAGTAATGCGAGTGTTAATTCCATCATTACATCGGTTGGTAGCTCTGGCGTTCCTGCCTCTGGCATAATCCATTGCAAAATTGGGTTTATTAAAAAGGTAAACAAAAAGCCAAAACCACACACCCATAGTAAAAAGGGGCGAGCACCTGCAACAAAAACAGAGCGGTGTTGTGCTGCATGGGTATTAGCTAGTGCTTGCATTAGCAGAGGTTTTTGCTTAATTTCTGCTAAATCGTTGCTTAGCTGCTGGCGTTCTTCGTCTGATGTAAATAACGCATCACCCGCTTTGCCAATCGCTTCAATTGGGTTGCCACCCACTAAGTTTGATAACCAGCCCATAATTAGTGCCCTGCCTGTTTTAAGTAACTTGCTTCACGCCAGCGGCGCGTTGTGTATCGGTCGCCAAAATCAACAAGTTCTCTGATCATGGCCTGCAAGTTTTGGGTTATGGCCGTGCGCCAAAAGTTGGGGCAACGCTTTGCTAAATCGCCATACTGAAACGCTACCGATGCAATCACGGTTTGCATGGGTTCTGGCAGTTGCTCAAACTTAATAGCTGAATGCTGGTTGTACTTTTTAGCTAATAGGTTGATTGACTCACACTTTACGCATTCATCAATTAGCCGTGCTTCATCATCCGTAACGTTAAGCGGCATTAGGTTAAGTGCCATTTCAGCGTGTTCGCCGTGTTGCTCGCAATACGGTAATAACTTATCTATTAATTGCGGTTTAGCTTTGAACATACGCTCTAGGTCTTCGCGTGATCGCTGGCCAATATCAAAGCCAGTGGCAATGGTTACTCCAGATTTAGAGTTGGCTGCATCTGGCACATAACCGGTTAGCTGCGCGCCGCCTTCTAGTTCTGAAATAAAGCTGTAATTCACTTTGATATTGTTCATTTTGCTACTCGCTTAACGATTGGCACGGTACACAACGCTGTACACCGGGTACTGCTTTGCGTCGTGCTTTTGGTATTGGGTCGCCGCAATCAATGCAATCCGTTGCACTGATAACGCGGCTGTTGTTAATTCCTTTTAGGCGCTGATCGGTAAACCGTTTTTCAGCGCGTTCCTGTGCAATTACTAGGTGGTCTAGATCATCCATTTACTAACTACCTTATTGCACTATGTTTTCAATTTCTTCGCTGCGCAGGTATGGCACACCGTTAATTTTCACAAAGTCTGGGTCGGTTACATCAAACGGAATTTTAAACAGGCTGGCGCTGCCGCCTTTTTTGTCTATGTCTAAAATGTCGCTTAGCTTAATACGGCAACCAAAGGCCTCTACTTTCATTTCGTCTTGGCTGGTTTTGGCGTAAAACATAATGTCGAACGGTTCCATACCACGCCACGAACCGGCACTTTTTGCAGCATCCGATATAAGCGCAAAGTTACTTGCGTTAACCGATAGTTCGCCGCTGGCTGCTACGTCGCCATCTACAAAGCCGTCTGGTACGCCGCCTGTTTGGCTTACTGCGCTGTTGTCGGTAATGGCTAATGATGCTGTGTCAACTTGGACCATAATGTCGCCCAAGTTCACGTTAAAATTCATTCCTGATAAACGCATGGTGAGTGCTCCTAGTTGCTGCTTAAATCAAACAAAATTTTTACGGTAATTTCTTTTGGGCTGTTGTACGGGCGCAGCACCATGTAAATAACCACGCTTTTATTGCTAGTCCATACAATTGTGATGTCGCCTTCAACCGGTGGCTTTATTTCACCAGGAAACTGCGTGCCTAAAATAGTGGTGCTTTTGCTCATGGCGCGTAGTGGGCGCATAAAATACGCTTTGTTTAGCTCAATGCTGTTTGGTGTTGAGTTAAGGGCGCGGTTGGCAATACGGCGAATAGCAAGTACACGCACTTCGCGGCTGGCTTTATGTGCTGGGCGTAAATGCTCAAGGTATTGGTAGTCGCCACCTGTTGCGTCTAGCGTTTGGGCGTCGCTCCAATAGGTGCCTTCAAAATCGCTGTACCACTGCGGCACACTCATGCGGTTATTGGCTAGTGTTTCTAATGTGGCTAATGATAGCGGGTCGCCTGTGCTATCAACCGGTGCTGCGCCTAGACCTAGTACACTGCCTGTTGCTACGCGCATTGGGCTGTCGGCAATACTTACGCTGCGGTCGCATAATCGCCCTGCTAATACGCCTACGTTATTACCGTGTAATTGCGGTACGGGTACCACTAAATGCGCGGCAATATCGGCTTGCAATGCAATGGTTGCGGCTTCATACGTTGACCATGTTTGTGTAGCTACATCAATACCTGGTACGGCAACCAATGCCGATACAAAACGGCCTAAGGTGGCTTGCAATGATGTTAGTTTGTCATGCAGGTCGGTTAGGCTGGCGCTGGTGTTTTGCTCGTTGCACACAACAATCATTTCAAAGCTTTGCACTTCGTTGGCGCGGTCAATTGCATCAACAATGGTCTCGGCTTCGGCAAGTGGGTAAGCCGCTGCAGTCCAGTTTTGGCCGCCGTTTAATTGCGCAGCAATAAGCTGATCGCGCAGTGGGCTGTCGGCAAATGTTTTTTGTAAATCGGTTTGCGCGCCAATGCTAAACAATTGGCTTTCTTCGTCTACTGAACCAGCACGGCCAACAAACAAGAAGTGTCTTTCAACACCTTGGATGTCGCCTTGCCCTAAATTCAGATTGTTAACTTGCACTTTACCTAGTGACATTGGGTTATCCTCGTTTATTGAGTTGGTTTAAAATTTGTGCCAATTGCGCTTGCACGTTTTGCGGTGTGTCGCCTAAAAACGGGCGTGCTTTTACTGCTATTGGCCAGCTTTTACGGCTTTTTTGGCCGCGTAATTTACTTAAAACTAAGGTGGCTTTACCGTGGTTTAAGTTGGCTGTTATTTCTTTAATTGTGGCGCGGCGGTAGCCTTTGCCTTTTGCTCTGCGTACTTTGTAACCTTCGGCCGATAGCGCTTTGGCTTGGCTGCGTGTACACGGTGCTTTGTAATTTGGTTTGCCATGAATACGTGCCATGCGGTTGGCGGTCATTTGCTCGGTGCCACCTTCTTGGTGCAGTGCAGCTATTCGCCCAGTAAGTGCATTTTTATGCTTTAGCTCTAAGCGTTTACCCGCTTTTACGTAGGGCTCTAATGTTTTACCCATGCGCTTAAGCATTTTGGTTTTTTTGCCATCGGTGCGGCTTGCAAATTTATTGCCCTGCACAGTGGTTTGTGTTTTTAGCCTTTTGCGGGCTAGTTGGCGTTCATAACGCCCTAGTGTTTTAAGCAAGCGAACACGCTTAGCGTTTGGCAATGCCAATAGCTGCAACTGGTGTTTTGCGCTAAGCGCTTGGCTGCTGTTAGGGGTTATTACTAGGCTCATTTAAAGTACCTTTACGCCAACGGTTATTTCGCTTTTGCCTTTGAATGTAATTTTTACACCAGGTGCGTTTTCGTCGGTGTCGGTTGTCCAGCCTGTATAGTAAATACCTTCGCCACCGTCGAACGAGCTTGTTGGGCCGTCGGTTTCGTGAACAAAAATAGGCACACCCGCTTTGTTTTGAATGCGTAATGCAACACCTGGCGTTAACGGGTCGAACCCTGCTTGCTGGTTTAACAGTTCAAAAACATTGTTTTCAACGTTTGGCTGCAGTTTTATGTTTGGCCTATATTGCATGGTTAACAATCCTATATTTAATAATTTTTAAACTAAGCCCACAGCCAAGTGCCATCTTCTTGGCCTTGCTGTGTTTGCCCTGCAGTTGGTAAGTTACCGCTGTGATCAATATCTGTATTAGGTATAAAAGGCAGTGAAAGTAAATTGCCATTATTTAATTCGCGTTGACTAATGTATTTAGTTTCATTCACTAAATATTCAATTGCAGGGGTTTTGTTAGTTGCATCCCAAGTAGCGCCATCAGTGGCAAAATTGTATGCAAACTTTTCAGCCCCTAAAGGCGCTTTAACTGATCTAAATTCACCGCCTGCACCATCATGGTACGACGCATAACCAGTAGATATAATTAAGTTATCTTTGTCGGCAAAGTAGTAGCTTGAGTTATCACCGCCAGTGTCTAGCTTGATAATGAAGTTAGGTTCAACATCAATTAATGTTGTACTGCGGTGCTCGCTATTATCGGTTTTGAATCTAAGCACGTCGCCACCTCCTCTGTACCAACTGCCATTTTGTACAGTAAATCCTAATGCTGAGCTTGGCGTTTTAATTGGCGTATCTGTAATACTCATAAAACACTTACATTCAGTAGGTAGCACAGAACTAAAAACATAATTAACAAGCCTACGTAACCCATTAAAATTGGGGTGTGTAAAATCTAAGTAATAATCATCATTTTTATGCACTTCTGTAGTTGCTTTTTTACCGCTTACATATACTGAATTTTCGAATTCAATAGGTAATGTTTTATACATAGCATCTAACAATGAGTTAGCCGGCGTGCCAGTTTCATTTGGCGATACGAATATAATTAGTGCGTCTGGCTTTGCTACTAAATATTTATTTAAACCCGCTATAATAAATGCCTTTACTTCATTTACTGTTCTAGCACCTTGGTTTATACCTAGTGACATTTCTAAAATTGTCGTAGCACCGGTATCACTAGTTGCATCTATAGCCTCTTGCACTGTTGAATTGCCATTATCTTGTGACCAGTTCATGGCACTTTGGCCACCGCTAGAATTCATAAATAAATCAAAGTTTATTTTTTCAAGTTGTGGTGCGTAATACTCACTAGAATCAAGCTCTCCACTTTTGCGGGTGCTATCGCCTGTAACTATGTACGTGTAAGGTGCTTCTGATTTTAAAGCGCTTAAAAATCGTTGCTGCAATGCTGAATGCCCTAGATCAATAAGTGCGTCTATCGCATCAACCATTTTCCCGGGAGTTACACCAACACGCCCTAGCTTTTTTAGTTCGTCCACTTAATCACCTCATTGAAATCTGTAATTACTACGCTTAGGTTTACTACACCCGTTGCAGCGCTATACCAGTAACTAGTCGGTGCGGGGAGTCGCTTATTGTTCTTATTTGCAAACCCTGCTTGCGCTAAAATTGGTGAATATAAACCGCTCATGATTCACCTTTAATATTTAGGTCAACATCTTCGGCCACGCTAATTGGCGCTAGCGATACGTAATAACGGGCGCCGTTAAATAAAACAGGGCCGTTGTCGGCGGGTATTAGCTCTATGTCGTCAATTAGTTGCACGTCAATTAATACGGTGGCGTTGTCTTTGCTTACTACGTCTATGTCTATTTCGGGGTCGTCTAGGCCGTATTCGTCACGTGGCCATTCGCTGTCGATTAAAAAGGCGCCCACCATTGCAAGTAAGTTGTAAGGATTTACTTTGCGGTGCGGGAATTTTTCTATTGCGATTACGGCGGTGTGTTTCCATTTAGCAACGGCGTAACCTTGTTGGCCTTTGTCTTCGCCGCTTATAATTAGTGTGCCGCGTTCTTGCCAGGCATCTATGTTATTAGTGTGAATAGCGCCTTTTAAACTGGTGTTTAAAAAGTCGGTTAGTTGCTGCAATTGGGTAATTGTTTGGCTCATAGCGTGTGCACTCCTGCGCGGCCAAGGCCAAGCAGTAAACGAATGCTGCGGTTTGATTGCGCTAATATTGCATCTTGCTGATCAACGCTATCGGCCTTGTTGTTGCCTGCGTCTTTTTGGTCAACCGATGAAAAGTAGCCCATTAAATCTGAATGCGAACGGGCGTACACAGCGCCACGGTAAACGCTTTGCTGTGCGGTGCTAAAATTAGGCACGCCGTTTGTTAGGGTGAAAGCAACGTCCGTGTTGTCTTTCATAATGTATTTAAGTATTTGCTGTTGTACTTCTAGGGCGCTGCGGTTTAATGAGTCGGCAATAACAGACTCTTCGTAAAACTCAGGTATGCGGCGATGATCGCGAAACTCGCCAGTGCTTAGCGCTGGCCAGCCGCTTTGAGCATCTATTTCAATGCTGTTTTGTGCTGTTGCTTCAAATCCAAATGACATACCGCATACCTTAATGCTTACGTTTAAATAAATTAGGTTCAGTGCAGTTAGCGTCGACGCGGTTATTAACGGTCGCCCGTTAAACGCTCGGCTAGTGCACTGGAGGGTTGGGAGTAATGGCTATTACTGAGCATTTAGCTCGGCAATGGCTCTTAATCTCATCGCTATTTTGTTTCGTACTGTTTTAACTTGTGCGTGTTTATGTAGCTCTGCGGCTTTGGCTAAGTAGCCATCTGCTTGTTGGAGGCGCTGAACGTCGCCCACATGCGATGGCGAAACATCGCCGTTTTTGCTGCGCAGTAACGCAAGGCCTGCAAACTTGTAGTACTTAGCTGTAACTTGCTCAGGTAATTTCCATGTGTTTGCAACGCACTTAAACACTTGGCCAAAATACGGCTCAATGCTGTTGCCTTTTTCTGCTTGGGTGTCTGCCCAATCAAAAACAGTGTCAGCAATAAAACCAGGCCACTTGCGGCGTATGCTGTTAGCCATGGGCTGATTGAGTTCAATGGCTCTAAAGCCGAACTCAATACCACGTCTGAGATTGCCAACGTCAAACAGCCACACAGTGCAATACGCGAAAATCGGGTTATCTTCATTTTGCTTTCCTTCTTTTGCTAAATAGTCATCAACTATGGGCAACCACTTTGGCAATAACACATCACGTTTGTGGGCTATTTTGTCGGCGCGGGTTACATAGCTTTTTAAGCGTTTTAAGTCGTCTTCTAATTCAATGAGCTGTAAGTGCAGGCTTGGGGCGTATTGCCCTGATCCTGTTACGCTTACTTTTTCGAGCTGTTTTTTGGCTCGGTTTTTTTCTTTGAATTGGAGGAGCTTTGCGCCGCCGACGGCTTTTTTAGCTCTTCAACCGTATCGGCCAAGGCGCTATTAGCGGCGTTAATGTCGTCGGCTTGGTAAGCTAGGTCGCTGGCTGCATCGCTTGCTTTATCTGCGGCACTTTCAATTTCACCTGCAGCATTGCTTGCGCTGTCTATGCTTTGGTTTAGATCGTCGGTTGCATCTTCAACATTTGAAACATCAACGCTTTCAATGTTGCCTTTGTCATCAAGGGTGACGTCTGCAACAGTGGTTTTGTCTTCGCCTTCAGCGGCAGGATCAAAACTCATGGTTACATTAAAAAAATGAATGTTTTGGTCAACGTACTCTTGCGCTAGTTCAATGGCGTTTGATTCGTCGCAGCCTATCAACTGCGCGAGTAATTTAAGCGCGGTGTTTTGTGGGGTAATGGTGATTTGCGCATTACCCGTTGTAGCTTTGGTTTCGCCCGCGCTACCTTTAGCTAGGCGGCGTTTTCTAAAATTAGCAATGGCACTCATGGCATTTACCTTTTAATAAATGGGTTAATTGCTAGGCGGTTAGGCCTAGCAATGCGTTTACCAATCGCGCTTAAGCGTCTGGTGCTGCGCCAATGTTCATGGCGCTTTCGTCAACTGCGGCATACGCTTCAAACTCTTCAATTGCGTAGCCTTCGTTACGCCAGTATGAGTTTTCGTATTGCTTGCGGTCTTCTTCGTCTTTTGCTTTGCGGTGCGCGGTGCCTTTTTGCGTATAAATATGCAAGTTGCTTAAAATGGTTACTGCAATGCGTTTACCTGGGAAGAACGGTGGCGTGTATGCGCGCATACCACCAATGTTTTTATCCATTTGCTGTGCGGCTACTTTTTCGCTTGGCTTGTCGGCTTGGTTCATCATGTGCGTTTGTGCAGTGGCCGTAAGGTCACTACCAACCAGTACAACTAGGCGCGGGTCGTTACGTAATGATGGGTGAATAAACGTATTTTTAAGCTCGGTAACAATGGCGTCTAGTGTTTTGTATTCGCCATCTTTAAGGGCTTGGGTTGCATCTGGGTTAAAGTAAATTGGGTCTGTCATGATTTGATCAGGGGCTTTTTCTTTAACGATTTGATGCCAGCCTTTGTTTACGTCTTCGCCATTTGGGTTAGCAATTGGGTCTGATGTTGCGGCAGCTGATACACCATTAAAGCCAACGCGCAGCATGTCGAGTGCAAAACGCAGTGTGCTATTTTGGTTAATGAGTTTCATGAACTCGTTTAAGTTACCGGCATTAGCCCATGTAGATAGCAACGCCCATGTTGTTGCTGAGCACGAATCGGTTTCGGTCAGTTCATAGGTATTGCCATCAACGCCTTGTTCTGATGTAAAACGACCACCCGCTTTACGGCCTGTTGCAATACCGTAGTTACCTACTTTTACAACTTGGCCTTTAATTTGGTCTACTTGCATGGTGGTGATCATGCGCAGGAATTCGACCGACTCTAAAAGCGCGGCGCGCAGTTTTGTTTCCATTGGGTCTGAAATGGCAAATTTATGTGATGCGTCTCCCACACCAAATGTTTTTGCTAGTTGCGTTGAGTATGTTTTTATAAACCCAGCGGCTGTTTGATTTAAGTGCATGCGTTATCTCGCTCTGTTATGCATTAGTAAAAAGTAAACGTGGTTTTTAAGTCAGGCTTACGGTTTCGCCGCCTACTGGGTCTGGCTCTTGGCCGTTTTGCTCTTGGCTAAGGGCGTTAAATTTGGTTTCGATGCCGTCTACCTTTTTGCCAAAGCCGTCCATTTTGTCCATTAGCTGGCTAAATTGCTCAGCGGTTACGCCTGTTGCTGGCTTATCACCTTCTGGCTCTACGACTGGCGATTTTTCTTCGCCTTTTGACGGGGCTTCTTCGCCTTTTTGCTTGCTGAATTTAGTTTCAAGGTCAGTCACCTTGGCTTCAATTCCTTCAAACTTGCCCATTAGGGCATCAAACTGTTCTTGTTTCATGGTGTCTTCCTCGGTGATGGTGATTTTATCTTGCTGATCGGCTGGTTTTTGCTTACCTGAAAACAGGTTGAAAAATTGCGAAAGTATTTTTAAGCCTTGCGCTTGCTCATCGGCTGTGATGTTTAGCTTTGGTTCGCTATTGGTGGTAATAAAGTCACTGTGTTGTAGCGCTTCAAGTTGGCTATATTCGTGATTTACTTCGTTATCACCAATAGAGAATTTTAGGCGGCTGGTGCCTGAACTGGCTGGCGAGTCGGTAACGGCAAGGCCTTGCAGGTAGCAACGGCCTTCGCTTTTGTAGTCGGGGTTTGGCTCAATCGACATAAACAGCTTTTGGCCGTCTTTGTTGGCAGCTAGTAGGTAGTCGTTAGCGGTAATTTTTACAAACAGGCGCAATTTGCCATCTTTTTTAGCGGCTTTTACTTCGTCAACTTGGCCCCAGTTTTTGCCCTCGGTTGGGCCCCAGCTTGAACGAAAATGCTCAGGCCAAATAAGTGCTGTGTATTCGTCAACCGAATACGATGCGGCCATGTCGTTAATCCATTCTTTTGAAATAATGCGACCGTCTACCGTTGCGCCTTCTGTTGCTGCAATTACCCAACCTGATTGCTTTGCCATTACTTGCTTACCGCGTTACTTAATATTTAAACGCAGCATAGCCATAAAAAAAGGGCTGTTCACCTAGTTAGCTTTTTGCAAATTCCTATATTGGGGTTTTAGGAAACGTGAGGATTTTTAAGCGGTTATAAGCTTGTTGTAAATGAATACACTGTACGCAGTTATCATTTTTATGAGCATATTGTAATACTAAATGGCCTACTCTTCTGAAATTCGTGAAGCCGCTAAGCGGCTTTATTTACGCCACCACACGCCCGACGAAATACGCGCGGAACTGGGGCTAACAAACAACCGTTTAATTTACTATTGGGCCGAGAAATACAATTGGCGCGATATGCTGCGCGAGGAAGATGTAGACGAAGCTATTGCACGGCGCATTTTAATACTTACCGACGTAAGCGACAAAACAGGCAACCAAATAAAAGAGCTAGACATGCTGATAGAAAAGCACGTTAAGCTTAAAAAGCAGCGTGTTGATCAAGCTAAAAAAGCAGCCCAGGCTAACGAGCCACCAAGCACTAATAAAGGCGGTAACAAAAACAATAATAGCGAAGGGGGTAAAAGCAAAGGCCGTAAACGTAAAAACGATGTTAGCCATTTAACCGAAGAGGATTTTGGCACCTGGTACGACTCGTTATTTGAATACCAAAAAACCATGCACGAAAATTTGCATCAACGTATTCGTAATATTTTAAAAAGCCGCCAAATTGGGGCTACTTATTATTTTGCGGGTGAAGCGTTTAAAAATGCGGTATTAACGGGCGACCCACAAATATTCCTCTCTGCGAGTCGTGCACAGGCTGAGGTGTTTCGTAGTTATATAATTGCTATTGCGCAAGAATTTTTTGAAATAGAGCTAACCGGTAACCCCATTACGTTACACACCGCCCATGGTGATGCTGAATTAAGGTTTTTAAGTACTAATAGCAAAACCGCGCAAAGTTACCACGGGCATGTTTATGTAGATGAATACTTTTGGATTGGTAAGTTTAACGAGCTAAACAAATTAGCCAGTGCTATGGCCACGCACAAAAAGTGGCGTAAAACGTATTTTTCGACCCCATCGACTAAAGCGCACCCTGCTTATACTTTTTGGACGGGTGATCACTGGCGACAAGGCCGCGCTGAACGCGAAGAAATTGAGTTTCCGACCTTTGTAGAATTACGCGATAACGGCAGGCTGTGCCCCGATAAACAATGGCGCTATGTAGTTACCATTGAAGATGCGCTGCGCGGTGGTTGTGAGCTGTTCGACATTGACGAGCTGCGCGACGAATACAACGCCGATGATTTTAATAACCTGTTTATGTGCATTTTTGTGGACGATGCCGACAGTATATTTAAATTTAGCGACCTTGAAAAAGCCATGGTCGATGCCACACGCTGGCAGGATCACAAACCCAATGCGGTACAGCCATTTGGTAACCGCGAGGTGTGGCTGGGGTATGACCCTTCGCGCACCCGCGATAATGCCGCATTGGTGGTGGTTGCCCCACCCGAAAAAGCAGGCGAAAAATTTAGAATACTTGAAAAGCATTATTGGCGCGGTATGAACTTTTCGCACCATGTAAGCGAAATTCAAAAAATATACGCTAAGTACCGCGTTACTTATATTGGTGTAGATACCACCGGCATTGGCGCGGGGGTGTTTGACTCAATAAGCACATTGTACCCGCGTGAAGCCACCGCCATACATTACAGCGTAGGCAGTAAAACCCGCTTAGTACTTAAAATGATAGACCTGATTGAAGGTGGCCGACTTGAGTGGGATGCATCCCATAAAGACATTGCTATGAGCTGCCTTTCAATACGCCGCACCAGTACCGACTCGGGCGGCGCCATAACCTTTAAAGCTAGCCGCGATAACACCATAGGCCATGCAGACGTATTTTTTGCTATTAGCCACGCTGTTATTAACGAACCCCTTAACCATGCACATAAGAGAAAATCACGATGGACCATGCAGAATTAGACCAAAACGCTGAGCAGTTAACCCAGCAACCAGACGATCAGCAAGACGATCAACAAGGTAAACAAAATGCGCCCGTTGTGTTTGGCTTGCCTGAGCAAGTTATGCCGGATATGTGGCTAACCGATTACGACTCGCTTTTTTATAACGATATGGATAATTACTGGGAGCCGCCAGTAGACCGCCATTTATTAGCCAACTTAACACGCCGTAATGCCCAGCACGGCGGCATAGTGCAAAGCCGTGCAAACATGGCCGCTAGCCGTTTTATTAGTGGTGGTATGAGTGCGCAGCAAGTACAAGCGGGGTTTTTAAACCTGGTGCAATTTGGTGATGTGGCTTTATTAAAAATACGTAATGGCTTTGGGCAAATTGTAAGGTTGTTTCCGCTGCCTAGTTACCGTACTCGCGTTGGTGGTGATGGTGGCGCGGTAGTGCTTGAGCGAAATAGCCAAGTAAAAAAATACAAAAAGCGCGACATTATTTGGGTTCGCCAGTACGACCCAGTTCAGCAAGTGTATGGCTTGGCCGATTACTTGGGTGGCTTACAGGCTACGTTATTAAATGAAGACGCTACGCTATTCCGCCGTAAGTATTTTTTAAATGGTGCGCACATGGGTTTTATTATGTACGCGACTGATCCCAACTTAGACGTTGATGTTGAAAAAGATATAAAAGAAAAAATTCAAGATTCAAAGGGCGTGGGTAACTTCCGTTCGTTATTCGTAAACATACCCAACGGTAAAGAAAAGGGCTTACAAATAATTCCTGTGGGTAATTTTGAAAGTAAAGACGAGTTTATGAACGTTAAAAACGTATCGGCGCAAGATATATTAAACGCTCACCGTTTTCCACCGGGCTTAGCAGGGATTATTCCGGCTAACAATGCAGGCCTTGGCGACCCGACCAAATACGATGCTATGTATTTTAAAAATGAAACTAAACCGCTGATTAAGTTAATGATGGATGAAGTAGCGCGCGATCCTGAAATTGGCAGTAAGTTGCAGCTAAATTTTGATTTAGAGCCCAGCGCGTAAAGCGTAAAACTTGCTATGCTGCGCATCGTGCGCTTTTATTTTTTCGACCTTCCCCGCTGTGACCTCAAGACGCTTAAGTGCTCTTGTTAAGTTGGGGCTTTTTACGCCATTAAGTAACGCGGCATTTGTTTTACCAATGCCGCGAACTAAGTAATCGCTAAGCGCCGACTTTATATCTTCACTGGTGCTTTTACCAAACGACAAAAGCATATCTAACCGCTCTTGGCTTTGTGACCCTTTATATAAATATTGCATGCTAAAACCCTTAAATTACTTATCACTTAAGTGATAATTAATTTATTTTAGGTATATTGCGGCTATTTGTAAATGCTTATTTGTTATGCACAAATACACTGTATATAATGACAGTTAATTTTTATGGCTTTATATTGGTGCGGTTATGCGGGTAATGTGTCCGAATTGTGGAAGTAAAGCGACTATTTCATCAAGAGAAAATCAATCAACCCATGTAGCTGATCTCTATATTTCATGTAGTAACGTTAAAAACTGTGGAGCAACGTTTGTAAGTACCTTAGCATTTAAGCATTACCTAAACCCACCCCGCCAAACAACGGTAGAACTTGCCGCATCATTACTTAAAAACTTACCTCGGGAACAACAGTTAGAGTTAATTGGGCTTTAGCCATTTAAGTATTAGCCATTAAAAAAGCCCGCATTATGCGGGCTTTTTTGTGGGTGTTGCTTACTGTCGACGCGAGTTGTATGTTGACTGGTTTTGCTGTGGCGCATTTTGCGGCTGGTCATACTGCCCTTGATATTGCGGCGGTGCGTAACCTTGGTTTTGTTGGTTTTGGCTTTGGTGGTTTTGGTTATTATGTGCTTGGCCGTTCTGGCTTTCGCTTTCCCAAAAAATATATAATTTTAACGGGCCTTGTTGATTAATTGGCATTGTGTCGAGTTCTATTTCAATGCTATCGCTGCCGCCTTGGTTGCTGCTCGGCCATTTAGTGGCGCGGCCTAAAGTGGCGTAACGGTTTTTGGTTTCGTTGCCTTGCTGGTATTTTTCGGCAATACAAGCAACACGGCCTTTATCGAGTGGTTTGTTATTTTGTGGGTGCATAGTGCGTTTCCTTTTTGGTTAATGTTTTATTTAATGATTTGTGCTTAACAACTGAGTGGTACACCCAGTTGCGACGTTTAACGTTTGGTTTCATTGATCACCATAATTCGCTTAATTCTTTTTCTAACTGCTTTTGCGCTAAGCGCTCTTCTAACAGTTCGCGGGTTGACTTGCTGCGCTGCTGGTATTGCGGGCGCGGCTCTTGGTTTTCGTGGTGCGGCATTTTGGCCGGTGCGCTTGCTGTTTTTGGTGAAACAATTCGCGCCTTTTTATTGCGTGGTTTAGTTTCACCAGTTCGAACCTTATATTCTTTGCGCTCACAGCCACAACCTTGAACTAGGCCTAAGTTATCTTTACGTACTACGCGAGTGGTGCCGCATACGCATTTACACATAAAATGCTGCACCCCTCGGTTGCGGCGGTCTTCGTTTAATACTGTCCAGTTGTTGAAAACGTCACCCGCTGTTACTTTACCTGTGGCCATGGTTACGCTCCCGCCAATAAACGTAGGCGCTTAAATAACAATGCGGTGTTTTGTAATTGGTCTATTGTGATGCGGCGCCCATCGATGGCGATTACTTTTAGCTTTTCAACTGGGTATTGCTCTTCGATTACTGTGTAACGAGGATCACGTTTAATATTATTAATACATCGTGAGCCATTTGTTAGCGACTCGCCAAAGGCATGGCCTAACATTCTTGCTGTATAAAATAACCCTGTTGAAAGCATTTTTTCTGCTGCTGATTGAGTATTCATATTTTCTCCTACGCCATTAAGTCGATTGACCACCAATCGTTACTGCTGATTGCTGATGCTTCGCCAGCTAGCACTAATCTAGCTAAATCTAAATCGCCGATAAGGTCGGCGTGGCCTTTACTAAATTGGGTGTTTGATGGGGTGTTACGCCCGTCAAGCTCTGAATACATGTGCGCTAGGTCGTAAAGCTCGCGAGCGTATGCATAATGTTTGTCTGTTGGGGTTGGCTTAATAGTCGATTTTGGCGCTTGCATGTTTAGTTGCTCAAAGCTGTGTAGCTCGCGCTCTTGCATGTAGTACACGCGGTTGGCTTTAATAACGTTGCCGCCTTGGTTTAACTGCTTCATTTGAGCGCCAGTAAACATATTTAAGAGGTCATCGCATGGTTTGGCTGTTTGCTCGTCTACATTTGGGGTGTGTTTTTGGGCTTCGGTATTAGCTATATAGTCAATAGCGTGCTGGCGATGCTCTTTTTGCTGCGCTGATTCGTCCAGTACCACTAAATGGCCGTCTTTTATTAGGTAAATATGGCCGTTATTTCTAACCCGTTTACCCGCTAACAGATCCTTTTTAACGTTAATGATCTCTTTTGAAGTAAATCCGATCATGTCTAGCAATAATTCGTCTGTATGCCCTACAGCTAAAGGCGTACGATTATTCCCACTAGTCCAAGGTAGGTCGGCTGCGCCGACGTTGTTGGCATCCTGCCCACCAATAACGGCGGTGTTTTCTGCTGCTGCGGTGCCTATAACTTGCTTAGACCAGGTATGAACGCGAGTAACAAGCGTGCAAAGGCCAAAGGTGTCTTCAACGCCCTTTAGGGTTTTAGTAAATTCGGCATATTGATTGCCGTATTCGGTATGTTGGTAGGCAGGTTTAAAGCGTGCATCGCGGCCAATACCAAAGCCACCCATTAAGGTAACAAAGGTTTTAAAGTCGCCTTTGTCGGCGGCTTGGCGTATTTGCTCTAACTGCTCGTTGCCTTGCACTTCTTCGCGCACTCGGCGCAGTTCGCGCCAAATAGTAATAGAGGGCGACTTTTGAAACTGAAACTGCCTAATGCCCCATGTGCTCGCCCATGCTTTAACTGGATTAACGGCTTGGGTTAGCTTTTCGCCTGTTTCTGCGTCGTACTCGTTTGCCAGTGCAAAGCCATCAATATTTTTACTTACGTACTTAGCAACATAAGCCGCTGCGCCGCCTGTTTTTTTGCCATCTTTGCCAATTTGCGCCGGTAGCATTTTTATAGCGGTGTAGCGTGGGCTGCTCGGAAAGTAGTTTTTAACCGGTGCACGGGTGTACACCTTTTTAGATTTATTTAAACCCCAAATACGGCGCGCCTTTGTGTAGCGTGCGCGTAATGATTTGCGGTTTTTAAAACGCTGAAAAAATACTTCGCGGTCGTCGCGGGTAAAGTAGCGGCGTAATATGTGGTTAACTTTGTCGTAGTAACGGGTTGGCATCCATAAAAGCATGTGCCAGTGAGTGCAACCGTCTGCATGTGGTTCGGCTACACGAATACCAAAGTATGGTATTTCTTCGCGGTCTAATTTTGCGCGGGCCTGTGAGTAAAGCTTATTTAAATATAGGCTTGCATCTTTTGGCGTTGACCCATCCCACGTAGGTGAGTTTGCATGAAAACGGCTAGGCGCAGTAATGTTATAAAAGCCGCCTGTGTAACCCATTTCGTCGGCGAGTTCTTCGGTTTCGCGTATGCGTAGCATTAATTCGTTACGCATGTTTTCTGGGTTGGCAACGCCTGCTTCTACCGCTTTCATTAGCGATATAACATCGCTTTGCTCGTTTACTAATTCTAGGCTTTCTAGGTAGCGTTGGCCGCGTTCGCGATTGGTTGTGTATTCGGCAATTGCTTGCTTTGAACAATACGCACTTATGCCACGGCGTTTGGTGGTTTTAGCGCCTTTTTTATCAATGCTGTTAAATAGGTCGCGGCCTACTTCGCCTGTTGCAATTTCTAGGTGCTCTAGGTAGCGGCTGCGTACTGTTTTAAGTTTACGCGCCCACCACTTATGATCTTGCGCTTTTAAAAGTGCTACTTCTGCATCGGGTATTGTTAAGTATTCGCTTTTTTCAGCAAATTGTAATTGCACCGTAAATTGTGCGGCGTATTCATTTACGCTTGCGTGTATGTCGGTTGCATCCCACGTGGGCTGCTCTTTTGCTAGGTCAGCTATTATTTCGGCTGTTTGCATTGCCAATACGTTTGCATGTTTTTTGGTTTTGTCGGCATTGGCTAATATGTGCCAAGGCAGCGGCATAGCATTAGTAATTTGCTCTAGTATTTTAAGGCGTGGCTTTAATGTTTTTACGGTACGACGTAACCAGTTATTTGCACTGTATTGAGCGCGAATATTTGCGCTTGTGGGCTGTGCTTTTTGGTGCGGGTTTTTAGTGCCGCTAAAGTCGTAAAGTGCACGGCTTATTTGTATTAGTTCGTCTTTGCTTGCGTTGGCTGTGCTTTTTAGGCTGGTGTCGTATTTATTAATAAAGCGCTTAGCTACACGCATTTGCAGTGGCTTGGGTACTTTGCTTAAACATTGGTAAACAAACTTAACTTCTTCAGCGTCGTCTATTGCGTTAATAACCGACATGGCTGAGCTAGAAACCTGATCGCCTACTTCTTGTTTTAAGTTTTGCTCAGTTAAAGGTTGTTTATTTTTTGCGTTGCGCTGCTTTTGTGCAAACTCCACATTTGTAGCAGTTTGGCGTACAAAGCTGGCTTGTATGCTGGGTGCGCGTTTACTTTCAATAATGTCTTTTACAATAAAATTATGAATATTATTGTTATGCACTTTTTTAAGCGCGGCTTTAGCTGGTGCACTTATTTTAAGGTTAGTTACATCAATGCGGTGTTGTGCTGTTTTAAGCTCATCATAAAGCCAAGCGTTTGCTTTTTCGCTTGGGTTTATGGGCTCGTCTTTATACCAGGCGTTGCTAGGCGGGGTAATTTTAGCAAGGTACTGCTTAACCATTTTATATTGGGTGAACGCAGTAAAACGGCCAAGGCCGTTTATTAATGTTGTGCGGTGGTCAATGTCGTCAACGGCCTTAACCAAAGTTAAAGCCGCTTTACATACATCAAAGTTTACAATGGGCCACATGCTCATTGTTACAACTCTATTTCCATTGGCTCGCCACCAACTTGCACAGCATTTAATGCAATGCTCATTTGGCTATAAACGCTTTCAAAATTAGCGTCGTCGTCAGCAATCAGTTTTACGATTGGTAGCAAGTCGGTTAGCGTGTCTTCGCACTGCATTAGCATGTGTACGGTGCTACGCTTGTTTAAAAGGCGAATTGTAAAATTGGCTTGCTCAATAGTGTGTAAAACAATATTTAGTATTAACTGTTTTTTAGATAGATCTTGGTCTTTGATAGTGGTCATTTTTAGTATTCCTTTGGGGTTAAAACGGGATTCGTTGAAGGCGGTAATTTATGAGTATTTGATGAAAAACATCTACATGCTTTACGTTGTGATGATCTTGAATCATGTATTCTTTATATGAGTAGTTAAACCAAGCATCTGCATGCTCAGCCTCTTCTATTGTTTGTGAGTTAATGCAATCAAACCGCGCTGATATTTCAGGCGCGTATTTTTCAAGCTCTTCGGTTGCTATCTCGTGATCAACAGAAAACATCTTTCTAAAGTCCATTGATTTTTCACAATGAATTAAATACCTAAGTGCCTTTTTTGCTTTTGGGTGTATTTTCATTACTTCACTACTCCAAGCGCTGAAAATATCTTTCGGAACTCTGCGGTTCTATCACCAAGGTAAGTAATAAAACAGCCTTTTGGTGCGCCCTTTTTTACGTTGCCTTGCGCATCGTTAAAGTGTGTTCGGCCATCAATAAAGCAGCTTAAACCTGCGTTTAATAACTTTTGGCACCATGCTTCTGAGCTATTAACAAAAGTGATGTTCATTGCTTCTTTAAAGTTACCTTGTGCATATTGGTCTAAGTAGTAATCAATCCAATCGCCATTACTTGCTATATCCTCGGTAATGCAGTGGCCACGGTATTTACTGTAATTCGGGTCGTTACATACTTTTTTAACGCACTTTGGTTTGCAAGCTATTTCACCTTTATTAAATGGATGATTTAACCAAACCGTGTTTGCTATCCAATTTCGTGTTAATGCATCGTCTTCTTTGGTTAAGTAACACGTTGCTTTTACTGACTTGTTAGCCACAGCACAACTTGCTGGGTCTAAATCAATAACTGGAAACATTTGGTGTACATACTTCAAAACTTTATCAGGCGTGTAGAACTCAACATTGCCACTGTCTTGGTTTATTAGCTGGTCGGGAGTCATGCTTGCACCTCTGAAAGTGCTTTTCTCAACATGCGAATAGACTCTTCACAGCCACCAGTTGATTCAACCCAGCCAATGGTTTGCAGTATTGCATCCTTGAGTATTCGGTTGTTTTTTAACTCTTTTGAAAGGTTATAAGCCAAAACACGCACGTTATTTCTTGCGTGAACTACATGCTGTTTTTCCATGGCCGATTGTTTAACGCTCATTGTTGCGTTGTCACCTATTCTTGTAACTGACAATGTTGAAATAGTCATGATCAACCCTTAGTAATTGTTAAATGTGAATAATTGGTATTGGCAGGCTCAACCGGTGCATGTTGCACAAATTTAGCGGGGGCCATGGCGTTAGCGTCGGTAAATGCTTTTACTAATTGCTCCATTTGCAAAATGGCCTTGTGTATTTTTAAGCGGGTTTCTGCATCAAAATTAGCAAAGCCACTTTCTAAATGATGGCGCTTTAAACCTGCTGCAAAACATACCAATGTGCGCTCTTGCGGGCTTAATACTTTGTTGTAAACGTACCCTGGCATGTGGCGCTCGCTGCCCATTAATGCTTTTATTTCGGCTAAGCCTTTTGGTATGTGGCGGCCGGTTACTGCCTTTGGTGGCGCTTGGTTTGGGTAGTTAATAGCTGTGTTTGCCATAATTAATTAACTCCTTGCTGGCTGCGTGTTGCTGCATTTAGGTAATTAGTTGCTTGTGTTTTTAACCAGAAAACTGCTTTTTGTATTGTTTGGTACTCGTCGCCATTGCAATAAACTGGTAAGTCAAAATCACCAACACGCGCTTGAAACACTGGGTCAAAACCAAACACCGCTTTGCGGGTAGTAATTTTGCAGCTCAATAAATAGCGGCATTGCTCTGCTAATGTTTTAAAGCTGCTTAACGTTTCTCTGCTAAATACTTGGTAAGTGCTCATTTCCCTGCTCCTAGTTGTTTACTTGTTTGTTGCCGTAAATTTCCTGAAACTTCTCGCTGCCTAAACGCATAAACTCTTCAATATCAGCTTCAAGCCATACCACACGGCCGCTCGATATTTTATGTGTTTTAGGAAACTGCCCTTTATCCATCAACCGGTATAACGACGTGCGGTGCATGCCGCACTTTTGCGCTACGTCTGCAGGGCGTAAATAGCGGTCGTTTATTGTTACCACCTCACCGCGTACATTGCGGCGGTAATGATCTGCTGCGATTAACTGGCTCATGCTGCGTCTTCCTTTTGTATTTCTATAAAATCCCCCTCTGTTTTGGTATGTTGCAAGTGCGAAATATTCACAAACCAAAACAAAGAGGAAAAACTCATGTCAAACCCAATCTTGAGCGACTGCATAAAAGCACTTTCAAACAGTCTTACACTTGCAAATGGGCTCAACCATCCAGTTGACGACTCAAAAGCAAAATGCTTATTTAAAGCACTCCACAAAAAAGGCATTGCCTTAAGTGAAGATGAAGTACTTTTACTGGCTATCGAAAACAACTGGCCTGAAAAACACGCCAAAAAGCTAGCCGACATAGCACAGCGCATTAACGATGGACGGCGTGTTAAAATTGACCGCGAAACAAGCTGGGGTGAAACCACCTTAGAAAAAGCCATTAAAAATCATCCATAAAACGTGACTCGAACGGGTTAAAGTCATCTTCCATCCAACGAACGGCTAACGTAAGTAGGCTATAAAGCGCATTTTCGGCGGCAGCTATATCAACGTTTAACTGCGCTTTATATTCTGTCGCTGCTAGTGCTGCCTTCTCTACTGTTGTTAACTCGCCATTAGTTTTTTTACTAAGCACGCTTGGCATATCAGATGCTAACCGCCCATCTATAAAACCAAGCAACTGCTGTTTAAATCCGTCTACACCACCATGACACGCAGCAAAGTAGGTGCGAATTAAGGCTGTGTGATAATCAAGCGCGGCCATACATACTTTTTCTGACGCAGTAAAACGCTCGTCTTCGCGCAATGCTTCTTCTCTAACGCTAATATCCATTACATCAATTGGGTCTACTTCAATTTCAGTGCTCATGCTGCATCTTCCTTGTCGGTTTTAACGTGGTCGGCTAGTAACTCTGCTACCGTTACTTGGCCGTTTGTTAGTTCTGAAATACGGGTAATGTATTTCGCCGGGGCTTGGCCGTGACGACTAACCCAGTGATGCACAACTGATTGTTTAGTGCCTAAAACTGTGGCGAGCTTGGTTTGCCCTCCAATTATTTTTACTGCTTTATCTATGGCTGACATTTTAATCTCCAATAGCCTCTAACCACTTTTTTCTATAATACGATCTCTTTTGGTGGTTTGTAAACCACTATTTGTTGTATTTAGGGAATAAAACCAATAATAGATATTTGACTGTAACCACTTAAAGTTGTGATAATCTATCTAAAGCACACTTAAAGTGTTAAAAAATAAACCTTTTGGAGATAATATGGATATTGCAAACCGCGTTAAAAAGTTAAGGAAGGCACTAGATTTAACTCAATATCAATTAGCTGAGTTAGTAGGTGTCGCACAAAATTCAATTCAAAAACTAGAAAAAGGCGACACTAAAAACCCGCGCAATATAGAGTCGCTTGCTAGAGCGCTAAAATGCACCCCTGAATTTTTACAGTTTGGCATCAGCGAGAATATTAATAGCAACGTTTCGCCAGGACCTACGCTTAAAGCAGCGGTGCCATTAATCAGTTGGGTGCAAGCGGGGGCGTGGTCTGAAATAAGTGAAATAAAAGAATATGATGCTGACCGTTATTTATGCCCTGTAAAATGCAGTGATCTAACGTTTGTATTGAAAGTGCAAGGCGTAAGCATGGAACCAAAGTTCCATGAAGGTGATTTAATATTTGTAGACCCAGAAGCAGAGTGCATACACGGCTCGTACGTAGTAGCCCGCCTAGACGACGACAACCACGCCACGTTTAAGCAGCTCATTATTGAAAGCGGCCAAAAGTTTTTAAAAGCCGCCAACCCTAATTGGCCTGAACAACTAATACCAATAAACGGCAATTGCACCTTAGTTGGAAAAGTAATATTTACGGGCAAGTCGCTTTAGTTTACTAAATTACAGACACAAAAAAGCCCGCACTTAGCGGGCTTGGTTTTATTTGTTTATTAAATCCATTTCTTTAATTTTAGCAGTATTACTGCAGACTCTGAAAGTGACTGGTTTGCCGTTAATTTCTGATTTCCACCTAAATAAAACTCATCAAGTTCGGCGGTCAACTCTTTAGCGTATGGTTTTAGGTCATCCATACTTTTAATGTTATTCATAATTTTTGGCGAAAGCGTTTTCTCTGTCCAGAAATGCGCAAGAACGTTGGCAGAAATAGCTAACTTTTGATCGCTAGTATAACTTGCCCAATTTTTCCCATTCATTTCTCCATAACTTATTTTAATATTATGGACGTACCATTCTTTTTCGCTTTTCTCTTTTTGCTCTACTGCTATTGGTTTTGTTGTTGACTCAGAATCACTACCACCGCCAATTGCCGCGGCAATAATAATTAAAACTAACCCAAATATATTCGCTCCTTTTTGGGTTATTTCTGCATGAGTCACGCCCTTTTCTTCTGACGATTTTTTATTTTTAGAATTAATTTTGTTGAGGATTGGCGGTATTAAAAAGCCAATCGCGAAAAAACATATAATACCCGCCAGCACTTCCCCATTATCAAAATGCTTTCCTACACTCGCAATTGCCAATATACCTAACACCCAACCTATTACTTTAGCCATGCCTAATCCTTATATTTTCCATAATGTTGCAAAGGTATAGATTAAGTTTTCATTCAGGTTTTAACAACCTGTGGATTTATACAGGTAATAAATTGCAGGCATTAAAAAGCCCGCTAAGTGCGGGGTTTGTTTGTTTTATACCAGCGCCTAAAATAGGCATTCATTGCGCTTCTATATTGCAAGTATTTATAGGGTTCTGCGCCTTTTAATTTTTTAACGTAATTTGACCGCCAAAGCTTACTGTATTCGTTTTGCTTTTGAATAAGCGCTTGCCGCTGCTTTTGTGGTAACGCATTTAAGCGCTTTATTCTCATTTGATAACGCTTTTTCTCATAAAGTTGGTCTGCTAATTGCCTTTTTTTATGCCGCTGTTTGTTGTGATTGGGGTTTAACTCAATCAGTTTGTAATAGCGCCGCTTGTGTTTTGCTTTGATTTGCTGGTGCTGGCATTCATCGGAACATGTATTGCGTTTAACTCCCCAGTCATCATTTTTAATGGGGGCGCTGCAAATTACACACGGGCCACGGCGGCACGTTTTGCACGCTGGTTTTTGGCCTTTAGTTAAAGCGCTTTGGTCAACGTCTAGTGTATTACCGCACAAGCATTGGCATTGCCACACTTTTACAAAATTACGGCCGTGCTTAACATGGCCAACAAGGCGAACTACACGCAGTGCATGAAATTTACAGCCGGTGTAGTCGGTTTCTAACCCTGCCATTTAAATTGTTTCTTCTACTCGCCATTTTTCGGCTTCGCGTTCGCACAAAAGCGCGGCGGCCACTGATTGTGCTAAGCGCCATTTTATGAGGCTTGCGCCTGTTTTGTTATAAAATTCATCGTAGTCGGCAAAATACTGATACATAGGATCGGTTTTGCTGTATTGCACTTGCAACATATCTAATCGCGTAAGCGCTAGCATTTGCATTGTTTGCTGTACGTCGCCTGGTATTGCGCGGTCGCCCTTCTCCCAGCGCTGCCATGTGCGCGGTTCGCAGTTGCCAATATATTTTGCGGCTTCTGTTACATCTAAAAAAAGTAATGTGCGCAGTTGTTTTATTTCGTTGTTGTTCATAATTTTTCTCGCAGTAAAAAGCGGCGCTGTGGCCGCTTGTTGTTATTTTTTCCAGAAAGCAAACTGCTCTTTGTACTTATGTTCGGCCTCTTTCCTTGTGATCGCTTGAGCATAATCTCTTTTATCAACAAACTGATCACGCTCCTTTTTTGTCTCGAAACGATGAAGGTCGTTTACACCTAATTCAGCACCAAACTGATTACACTCTGTAGCCTGTTCATCTTTGTAAATAGTCGTTGCATAAAACATAATATTCTCACTTTCTTTGAGTAGGCTCGACCCCTTGCCGAACCGTTAAATATATTATGGTCGCATTTGCGACCGATTGCAAGTGTTTTATTGAATTACCTAAAAATTAATTAATAAGCCTCTTGCACCATTTCTACTGAGCGAACCCACGCGCATACTAAGCCGCCTTTGGTGAATGCTTTGCCAAAAAACTTGCCGTTGCTTAAGTTTCTTTTTGCTTTTTCTAATTCGTAAGTTGCTTTGAATTCTTGTAGTCCGTGGGTATATGATTTTTTAACTGCGCGAGTATTTAGCGCTAAGCTACTAGATACTTTTGCAATGCGTCTGTTCATTGCGGCAAATAACACTTCATCAGCTGCATTGCTCGTTAATGATTTTATGATTTTTTTTAGCGACATTGACAAGTAAACGATATAGTCACCGCCGTTTTCAAGCTGGTATGCTTTAGCTAGTTTGTGTGCTGCTTTGAAGATTTCTGATTTAGTCATTTTTATTCTCACTTTGTTTGAGTTGGTTCGACCCTTGCCGAACCGTTAAATATATTATGGTCGCAATTACGACCAATTGCAAGCGATTTATTGAATTACTTTTAAAATAAACTTTTCCCACACTTCTATACTTTGGCGTTTCTCTTTCATGTAATCGTATCTGTCGTAGTGAACGCTTGATACGTCAAACTTGTTATGCTGCTGGAGTATGTCGCGGTTTATCTTATCTATGCCTGCTTTGCCCATAAGTGTTTTACATGTACGCCTTAAATCTCGCGGGTTGAAATGGGGCACGTTGTTTTTTTCACTCCAGCGTATTATTGCCATTCTTAATGTTGATACGTGGGCGGTTGCTGTTGGGTTGTCGCGATGCGGGAACATTTGCCCGGCTTTGCCGCTTTGCTGCATTAGCTCTTGTATTGTTGGTATTGCGGTTTCGCATAATGGCACTATGTGATCGCCCCGCTGTTTTACTTTTATTCGGCTTGCAGGAATTGTGAATGTTTTGTTTTTTATATCAAAGTCACTTACGTACGAGCCATAAACTTCGTTTACACGTTGGCCACCAAGTAACAATGCTAGTTTTATGTATTGGTGGGTGTAATAAGGTAGGTCGTCGGCATTCCATACTTTTTTAAGCTCTTCTTCGTTTAACCAGCGTTCGCCTTTGTTTTTTGGCGTTTCAAAATTTATGTCTCTGATGAAGTTGGTTTTTATATCGTAGTGATTTGGCTTTTTGTATTGCTCCGGTGAGTTATCAAAGTCGATAGCGAATTTTAATATGCTCATTAGTACGCTGCGAACTAGGCGAGCTTGTTCTTTAGCGCCGCGATTGTAAACACGGTAAATAATGTCGCGGGCCATATCTATTGTGAACTCGTCGGGCATTAAATCGGGCGCCATAAACGGGGTGAGGTTTCGCTTTATTAGCTTTTCGGTCCGGTCGATTGTTGATGCTGCCCAGCGAGTGCTTATGTATACGTTAAAATCATCAAGCATTTGATGCATTGTTTTTTTAGCTGCTGATTCAAACTTGGCTTTTTGGTTTTGCAGGCGCTGTTCTTGTGGGTCGATATTGTCACTTAGCAATGCTGATATTTTTGCATGTTTACTGCGCGCTGTTTTCAGATCAACAATTGGGTAGTTGCCAAGGCCTATCACTTTACGCTTGCCGTTTATATGATATTGAACGCGAAACGTTTTAGCGCCCGATTCACTAACTCTTATTTGCAAGCGCCCTTCCCCATAATTACCTGATTCAGTTAATACATAGCGTTTTTCTTTTGCTTTAAGTGCTTTTATTGATTTGTCTGTAAAGTTCAT